GTATCGCCAACACCGCAGGCTTCGGGCGCAACACAGAATATCGAGATTGCTTCGATTGGTGCAAAAGCTTTAGTGTCTGTAGCTGCTGGCGGTTCAGGTGCGGCAAGTGCCGTTTACACTCAGAACCTTGCATATCACAGGGACGCCTTCACATTTGTAAATGCTGATCTGTATATGGATTCCGGGGCAAGAATGTCAAGAGCCAATATTGAAGGAATCTCTATGAGATTTTGGAGGGGCACTGATATTGTGAACGATAAGTTCCCTTCAAGGCTCGATGTGCTCTTTGGGTATAAAACCCTCAGGCCAGAATGGGCGGTAAGGGTAAGAGGATAATATAAAATAACAAAGGAGGAAAACAAATGGATTATATAGGAAATGGAAACCCTGACGGGACAAGCTTGGGGCAGAATACAAGTGATCTGGTAAGCTTTTACGGTGTAGCTGGGGTAGCTCAAGCAGCAACGATAGCTGACGTAACAGAAGTAACCGCTTCGGATACAGCGGAACTTGTTACTGATCTTGCAGCGTTAGAGGTAAAATTTAATACGCTTCTGTCTGATTTATCAGACCTTGGCATACACGCTTCAGCATAAGGGAAAACGAATGATAAAAGAGAGACGGAAGATATTTTTTGCGCTGCATTTATATAGAATGCCTGATTGTCTTCCGTTTCTTTATTCTTTTAAAAGGACATTAGCATTATTAAAAGATAAGGGGTATGAGGCACAAAAAGGGATGGTTTTTGGTGATCCATATATACAGAAAGCCAGGAATACTCTTGCAAAGAAATTTTTAGATTCTGATTGTGATTGTTTGTTCTTTCTTGCTGATGATCTTGAATGGGATTCTTTCGATGCTTTAAGGGTAATTGAAGCCGATGGCGAGGTTATATGCGGTGCGTATCCTCAAAAGTTTGAACCAATTAAATTCCCGGTTTTCATTAATAAAAACGCAGGTGGAATACCAATTATAAGGGAAGACGGTTGTGTTTCAGCAAGGAGAGTTCAGACAGGATTTTTAAGAATAGACAGGGTTGTTTTTGAGAATATTATAAAAGGCTACCCGGAGCTTTCTTTTTATGGCGTTAAAGACGGTGTTCCTGTGGGTATAAGCCATGACTTCTTTCCTCAAGGGGTGCGTAACCATAGATGGATAGGAGAGGATTACGCTTTCTGTGATCTATGGACAGGACTTGATGGCAAGATATGGATTGTCCCCGACATGAAATTGACGCATTGGAAGTGGGGAAAAGAGAAAGAAGAGCAAAAGGGTTATGATGGCAATTATTACAAATATTTAAAAGAATCGGTTGGGGGTTCAAATGGCAACAGCTAATACAATAACGGATGCAGCGTATAAAAAATGTGGCATTTTGTCCCCGGATGATACCCAAGATGCTGATGCTCTTGAAGCATTAAACAATATGGTGAGCGCCTGGGGCTTAGAGCATTTATCACCATACAAAACAAGGGAGAATTTCCCGCTTGTATCCGGCACTGCTGAATATACTATAGGGGACGGAGGGGATTTTGACACAGTTAGGCCCATAAGAATACTGAATTGTTATCTTACTGATTCTTCAGGGTACAGTTATCCAGTGGGAATATCCTTATCAGCTAAGGATTACAATAGAATAAACCTAAAGACAGCCGAGTCAAGGCCGACAAAGCTTTATTTTCTAACCGAATATCCGCTTGCGAAGATAATATTTAACTATGAAGCCGATGCTGTTTATACCGCTTATTTCGAGTTTGAAAAACAAATAACCGAATTTGCGGCATTAACGACAACAGTAACCTTACCCAACGAATATAAAGAAGCCTTGATTTATAATCTTGCTGTCAAGCTTGCGGAGGACGATTCAATTCAATTGCCGCCTTCAGTAACGGAAGCTGCGGGAGCTTTAAAGTTTTTAATTAGCAGAATGTTAGATGTAAACAGAAGCACCCCTATATCCCGATTCGAGATGAACGGCTATTCAAGCCTAAACATAACAACAGGTGAATAATGGGTACATATGTAGGCGAAACTTACAAAATACCATTAGAGCAAACAGGGTTTAATCATAACAAGAATATCGATACCATACCTCCATATTCGATGGTTCATCCTTCAAGAAATATTCTTTTAAACGAGGGTGGGGTAAGGAAGCGTGGAGGCACATCAAGAGTGGACACCGCCACTATGGGTGCCGTATCAGTAATAGGTTTATTCGATTTCACATTGGCTTCCGGCTCACAGTTTGTTTTAAGAGCAACCAGTGATGGAAAGTTATGGAAAACTGTTGCCGACACGATAAAGACAGGGCTTGGAACTGATAAAAAAGTCAATATTATGCAGTGGGAGGATGAAGTCTTTTTCTGCAATAAATACAATAAGCCTACCGTATGGAATGGAGTTGATGCCAGCACAACCGACCTTACCGAAGGCGTGAAGGCCCAAGGCACTATAACTATGGGCGGTATTGCTACTGCTGACGAAACCTTTGTTATCGGAGCGCAAACATTCACATGGAAAGCAGCCAGGGGGGGCGTTGGTGAGGTTACTATAGGAGCTAACGCCGCTTCCGCTGTGACAAATATTGTTGCAGCTATAACAGCAGACATAACCACTGTAACGGCAGCAGATGGAACTGGCGATACTGTTGTAGTAACAGCCGCAACCGTAGGAACTGGCGGTAATTCTATAATATTTACAGAAGCTTCCTCCAACATGACTGTTGATGGCAGTGGCACATTAGGGACGACAACCGCAGGCGTAACCGACCAAATACCTTCCGATTGGACAGGCACAAACTACCCACAGCAAATGATACAGCATGGAAGCGGCAACTCTGTAAGGAATTGGGCTTTCGGATGTCCATTAACACCTAATACCATATATATCACACCAGACAATGAACCTAAGAATTTCTCCGATGCTTCTGTTTTAACCTTAAATATAGGGACAGGGGATGGCACTGGCATTGTTGGCGGAATAGAATTTGGGGACAGGCTGATTCTTTTCAGTAAAACAAAATCATACATAATAGATGATACCAGCACAGATACAGACGATTGGGGTTGGCACGAAAGCCAATGGACAGGTGGGGCAGAAACCTTTAGGTTAATAGTTAAGACTCCAAATGATATAATCTGCATGATGTCTGATGGGGAAATATATTCCGTAGCTGCTGCTGAAAGCTATGGCGATTATAAGGCAGCTTCGTTAACTCGACCAAGCTTTATGTCCGAATGGATTAAAACGTATGTAAACTTAGAGTTGATTGCTGATTTCCACGCGCTTTATGATCCAGTACTTAGAGCAATCCTTATCTTTGTAGTTAGAGCCGGGGAAACAGAAATCAATACAGCTCTGTGTTATTTCATAGACAGACCCCCTGACAAAGCCTGGACGATACTGGATAATCAAGACTTAGAAAGCGGATATTCGTGTCTATCTTCGGCACTGGTCAGACAAAGCACCGGGATACCAACCGTTTATACAGGTAGCTATGCCGGGCGTGTATGGAAACTAAACCAAGCTAATAGAAGCGATAACTCAACAGCTTTTGTATCATCTTTTAAAACCCCTTCGATGCCCTTTGATGATGAAAGGATTTCAAAGAGATATGATCGGGTAAAGATAATATCAGCTGCACAAGGATCGTGTGATGCTTTGTTTAGATGGTGGGTGGATGGGGTTTTAATAGGAGAAGAAGACGTTTCTTTTACTGTCGAAGGTGATGTGTTGGGAAGTTTTGTCCTTGGGACAAGTGTTTTGGGTGGTAAAAATATTATAGAAAATAATGTGAGGCTTGGCAGAGTCGGCAAGAGGCTGGAGCTTGAGCTTGTGAGCGCAACAGCAGATCAAGACTTCTTTTTTTCTCAGATACTTATTGATTATTTACCTTTAGGGAAAACAAAATGACATATATTGATTATGATGAATTAGGTGTTGTGGAAATAAGATGTATGATATGCGGCACCCCCGTTTCCGTAAGAACGACAGTAACTATTACTACCAATTCAATCCCTCGAAAGAAGGAAAAGGTTCTGGTTTTAAAGCGGTTGGCTAATTACTGCCAAAGAAAACATGCGCTTGAAGATGGTTCTTATATAGAGATTATACTTTGCAAGGACTGTATTAATGCTCCAATCACAACAAATAAAATAGAAAAAGATGTCGAAAACGCATGGGTGAAAACCTGGAAACACTTGAATAAAACCGATAAAGAAATAGAAAAACTAAAACTAACTGCAAAAATAAAGGCAATAGATGGCATACTCAAGGATAAAGACCTGGATTCCGGGGGAAATCTTAACCGCAAGCGATCTAAACTCTGAATATGATGGCGGTATAAGTAACGACAATAGTTTGTTGGGGCTTGTTAATGGCCTTGATACTGACATTACCGCTGCCGAAGCCGCTACCACTGCATTGACTTCAACAGTATCAGACCTCAGTGACGAAGTTGACCTTATAGACAATATCTGGACATACCAAAATACTGCGCCGACAGGATGGTCTATAAAGGCATCAACTACCGATGCTATCCTTGCTTGCAAGGGCGGGGCTCAGGCGTATAACGCAACGGGTGGTACACAAGCCGGGACATGGACACAGCCAGGGCATTCACTTACAATTGACGAAATAGCAGCGCATACGCATACAATAAGCGAGGCTATAGGGGGGGTGTTCGCAGTAAATGACGATGTGGTTGGTACCACAGGAACCCCAACAGGATCATTTAATACAGGGTCAACTGGAAGCGGAACGTCTCATAATCATGGCACAACATATCGGCCTCTTGCTAACATAGGTATAATAATACAGAGGACTTAATGGAAAACACTTGCAACTATAAAGAGTGCAAATTATTTGATTTATTAGGCGGTAGCCAAGAACAATGCCCTAATTACCAAGAGTCTTGGTGGACTCCTTCAAGGGGAGGGACGCCCTTGCTTGTTAAAGATTGTGCGCCGAGAAGAACTTTCTTGATGATACAGGACTTGCATAACAGACTTATAGGAGTACAAAAAGCACAGGAGCAGCAGAGAGACGAAACAGTGTGGGTTCAGGTTATAGCGGAAGTGCTTGGAAAAAATTCGGGGGTTAATCTTGAAAGCTTTGTAAAGGAGCGGCAAAGGAAGATGCGGGTAAACGAATTAAAAGAACTACAATG